CCCCGTTGTGGGGTAGCTGGGTACAATGAACGTAACCTTTTATTTACAGGAGGGATTTTTATCGTTGTATAAAACACGAACTCTCAATAACGACCTTGGTGTTGAAGACGATCTATATTATGCCTCTTCATCGACTGGAAGGATTTCAACTTCCATCCCGATACAATGCATTCTATACGGACCGTCCACCAAGATGCAGGTAGCCTGCGCCCCATGTCAAACGATATGGGACTATTTTCAATGGAAAAGACCATTGGCAGCTACTCATGCAGGCTTCCCTGATAATGGAAGCGGTATTGAGACATTTGAGAGTACTACCAGGCCTTCACCTGAGTTTAATGAGTGTAAACACCTCAAAAAGTTCGGGTACAATTATCCTTACTTATGGATAATCGAAGGGTCTACGTCTAGCTATTTCTATAATGGATGGTATTGGCGTAAACAGATGGCAGGAAGCCGTAATACAGCGGCCAACTTTTCACCATTACCCTGGTACACGTGTGATGGCGCGCAGCGCCGTGCATGGTGGGAGATGCAACCTCGTTACGAATCAGAAATCCAATTTCTCAATTTTCTTTATGAGTTAAAGGATTTCAAACGCATGGCCAAAAGTCTTATGAGTTTTGAATTCTCAAAGATTGGCTCAAAGATGCGTGATCTTAGGAGGCGTCTCGTAAAGTTGAGTAATGAAACTAAATTACTCGTACAAGCCGGGGGTACACTCCGGGATATCACCAAAACTGCAGCTGAGGCACAGTTAGTTAATAGTTTTGCGATTAAACCACTCATTTCAGATGTGGCCGCAATCCTACATACACTTGCCTTAACCGTTGAAACTGCGCAGTCTCAATTTGCAGCACGTGGGGCCATCAATCAGATGTCCCACTATACCGAAACTATCAATGAATCTAAAACTGGTAGTTACGGGACAGCAAACTCGGCGATGTATTTTACCGGGACTCGAGACGTTACCACCTTCACTGCTTGTATGCAGTACCGCTATAAATATAAGATGCGGCATGGGTGGGAGTTAATTAAGCGTGGAATGGGGTTGGAGTTTAATGCAGAAGTTCTGTGGAATGCAATACCATGGAGCTTTCTAGTCGACTATTTTTACAAAGTCGGCCATGCTATACACACGATGAGTACGGATCCAAATGTCACATTAAGTATGTCTCAATACTCAGAGAGCATGCTTACCAGAAGAGATTCTGGTATTATGTGGGATAAAACCGTACCGAAGGGCCTGTATATCTACGCACCGTATTCTAATGGTGTCGGAGGTATGGTTCCCTTGGCCGGATATGCCGGCTCGCATTACGAAAGACGCGTCACCATGCCTAATAAAGGAGTGGCTTTGCCAAAATTCGCACATCTGTCCACCGGACAGAAGTGGAACATGGCCGCGCTTATTCGTGCGTTCTTTTAGTAGTACCCTTTCGGACCTACGACGTGTAGGCGTTTTCATCGCAACGTTATGCGATTTCATAACATACAACAAAAAGGAGTTACCATGGGTCTTTTTACAAACCCCGTAGTGTTGAATGACGGTGCAGCAAGCCGGACATTCTCTTTCCGGTCTCAACAGGCCGACAAAAAATCGGTTGTTGGGGACTACATCGAGGACGCAGCTGCAATTGCTGCAAAATCGTTACTTGTCATTAAACATGACAATTCCGGATCCGTTCCTCGCCATTTGCTTCAGCGCACGACTTACGTCGTGCCCGCGTCCGCTACTGACGGTGTACGAAAACCGATCACTGTCAACTTCACAACCATGTCCGACCCTGCGTTTACAGCTGCAGAAGTCGAGAAAGAAGTGAAGATCCTGGTAGATGCTACGCAGGAAACGGGATTTGTTCAGGGCTTCCTGTCTGGCAAGCTTTAACCTGCCTATGGAATACCTCGAACAAGTTTTGAGAACTTGCGACCGCGCGTTGCACGCGTTGTCGTATGTAGTTTGTGACCTCATACAACTTTTAAGGGATGTTGGGGGACTCTGGCTGGAGCTTTAGCATGGAAAAAACATGTGAAACTGAAAAGCCAGGATTTAGAACGCGTAAGGTTACGCAACAATCAGATGAGATATGCAAATTCGCCCTAGACCACGGTGTGGTTCTAGATTATCTTTTGGCGATTCTCAATGATTGTCACAAACTGCTTCCATTGTACGGTGTAGTTGATTTGGCGCGCGACATTAAAACTGTCAAACGTCGCTTTGCTCATGAGGGCCTTAGTTTTGCAACTAAGACTCTGCCGAGTTTCTTTGATAGCGTAGTAACCTATCTGGAAACTGGCGTATCTGCCTACCACAGTTTTAGGAAAAAACGTGGGGCTGCGTACCCTGTATTTCTACAGCAGCTAACAGCGCAGATATATGAGCATCCGTATGATGACTGTACGGTGAAATGCATGGAATGTTTGTACCAATTCTGTGTAGCCTTTAAAAAGTTACAAGGCCCGTACAAAAATGGTGTACTCGCAAAACAACTATGCGAGTTCGTTAATGTTGATGAAGATCTCCCTAGGGAATCTTCAAGTGTTATGCAAGACAAAATTCTTGCAAGGGCGTATGAAATTGTGACCGATGTTTGTGATGGTCTCGATCCACAGGATCCTGATCAAGCAGAGTTGTTCACTCCACGTCCAGGCCCAGGGGCCACCAACACACCAACAGATCGACACATGCGATACCGCCCACATGTGTTGTACACCCAACTAAGCGAAGAGTTCAACTATAAGGAGTGGTTCTTTCCTCCAAATAGCTCTCAACAATACCATCGTTGGGATCTTCGTTGCGGAACTTACAGAGATATCAGACATTTAAAAACTGATATTTCTCCCACCTCACGCTTCAAGTTTGTTCCAAAAACTTACAGCAAAGCAAGAGGTATATGTATAGAAGAACTCGAAATGCAATGGCTCCAACAGGGTATAAGAAAGGCCCTGTATCACAGGATTGAACATCATCCTATGACATCTGGTTTTGTGAACTTTACGAACCAGAATATTAACGGTAGTCTTGCACTACAAGCCTCGTTTTCCTCGGAGTATGCGACGATTGACATGTCGTCAGCATCTGACCGTATTCCGAGGTGGTTAGTAGAAAGGCTCTTCAGTGGTAATGAAAATCTTATGCGTGCTTTAATCGCATGCTCTACCACGAAGATCAAATTGCCAAAACAAAAGGGTTTGCCTTCTCAAATGAACGTGAGAAAGTACGCTCCGATGGGCAGTGCCTTGTGTTTTCCGGTAATGGGGTTGGTGCATTTCGCACTAATCACAGCAATCGTTGAGTTTTTCTCGTTGCCATGGATGAACTTTCCAGTGTGGGTGTATGGGGATGATATAGTAGTCCCCACGCGAACTGCACGCCTCGTGATGACTTATCTCCCTATCTTCGGAATGAAGATTAACAAGGAGAAAAGTTTTTACAATTCACGATTCCGAGAAAGCTGTGGCGTACACGCCTATAACGGCGTTGATATCACTCCGATACGTTTTAAGAGTATCGTTAAATCCCCTGCACGAAATCAAGAGCTAATCTCGGCTGTCAAAAACGAAGCCGCCCTGTATAAAAAAGGGTTTAAAGACACAGCACTCTTGATAAGGCAACAGGTCCAGAAGGTTTTCCAACATAGGGTTAATGTATCATCTTTCCCCTTTGTTGGGCCAAAATCGTCCGTTCTCGGTTGGATCAGAGAAGCAAACGATGCGCCTCGAGTACGCCATTTAGGGTACAAACGACGTTGGGTCGATAACTTTCAGCGGTTTGAGTATTCAGTTCTCGTACTTGAGCCTCGGGTTGAAAAACCTCCTTTGTTGTCCGAGGGTGAAGGTTACTTGCACGCGCTTGTCATGCAACCCGAAAACGACAACATTGTCGAATTCGGACCGCAGAAGCAAGATGTTGGTGCAAGACGTGTGGGTGGGCTCTCCGAAGAGTTGTTAATTCGACGGAGATGGGTACCTAGCTCAGCCTTTGTTAATAGCTTAGGCAAGAATTAAGTACCTGGAGCGAGTGTGCGGGTGAAATTATTACTCCACATAGGATCCGAACAAGGATCCGATCGAGGCG